TCCAGCAACAGGGCTATGGATCGGCCCCACATGGATCTTCTCAGATGCTTTAGGCGCATTGCCAAAATATGATACTGGCCCAATTTCAGCTTTACTCATTGCTGATGGAATAGCATCAGGTGCGCCACCATGGGCGTATTTGCCGCGCTTCTTTTTGACGCGCCCACCCTTCTTGCGGCCCTGCGCTTCATCCCCGCCAAAAACATTCGTGAAATCGCCCTTGATGAATTTTTGTAGTGCGCTATCGCCTTGAGGTTGTGCCTGCTCTGCTTGCGGTTGCGCCTGCGGTTTACTGCCGCTAGAAAACATCCCGCTAAGATCTGAGGCAAGGGATTTCGTTGCAGGGGGTGTTCCAAAGATATACCCGCCGCCCTGCTGAGATCCTGCCGCCATGCCTTTGGGCAATGCTTCACCTATAGGACGGATGGGGGCTCCATCGCCGGGGTCATAGTAATAGGTCAACTTTTGTGCAAGGGCTTCCTGCTGCTGCGCCCTCGCTGGTGGCCTTATAGGTGGAAGCGCAGCCGGCTTTGCAGGCGCACCCATTTTGTAAGGAGAGCTCCCCATATAATCTTCATCGGAGAATGTGCCCGGCGCGGCTCTTTCCGTTTGAGCAACTTTTGACCACGGTGCAGGACCTGTAACACCGCGATGGCCTTCGTAATCAGGGCCTTCCTGCAATATCTGAGGACGAGCCGGCATATTTTCTTGCGGCAACCCAGAGGCAAAGGCAGGAGCCTGTGGTGTTTGTGGGTATTCAAACCCCGACTCAGGCATCATTTCGTTTTCAGGGCGAGGGCTAAATTGCCTAAAAGTAGGAGCTTTCCGAAAAGCAGTGCCTTCATTTTCAGTGTCGTACATAGGGTATCTAAAACTAGGGTATCGGTTATCGCGCCCCGGACCAACGCCCCTATCATCCATAGCGTATTGCCGCTTCATAATTTCAAGCAAAGAGTCATCCGCACGAGTGCCGCCTTTGGGCAGAGCCGCTTTTTGAGCAGGGTCACCAGTATACGACCCTCTAATAGTATTTAAGATGTCATCAAAATCTGACGAGGGTGCAGGAGCAGGGGCAGCTTTTGGTTGCTTAGATGAAGGTGCCTCTGGTTCAGGGCGGTTTTGATTAGGCCGCAGATATTTAAACCGCGCCTTCATGGTTGTAGGGTCATAATCTTCTTTTGCCCAATCAGGCGTAACATTGCTGCCGTCTTTAAACGCCATGCGTCCGCCATAAGCACGGACCTTGCGGGCTGTACTCAACGCAATGGCCACCGCCTGTTTCTGAGGCCGGCCTGTGTGCATCAACTCACTGATGTTGGAGCTGATTGCCTTTTTAGATTTACCTTTTTTTAGCGGCATCTCAACCTCCAACGAAATAAGTAATATTGACCGATTGGCCAGACCCAACCTTGATCACAAGCCCATTGTTAAAAGCATGCCCAACCTTGGTAAACCCTACGGTTGCCGGCACTACAACCAACTGATTGCCTGCCACTGCATTTGCAACTGTATTAGCATTGTAAACACCGCCTGTGGTTGTTCCGGCTACGGTCACCGTGTACGCGGAAAGATAACCCGTGCCAGCAATAACAAGGGTGTCAGCCGTAACAGTTGCGCTCGTTGCTGTACCTTGGCCCCGCAAGTTTGATTGCAACACGCCGTTGATGGCGGTTACGCCATTTTTCTGGGTAGTTAAAAGGTCATCTAAACTTGCCATCAGTATTTCCCATTTGCAAAGCGCGACTTGAACCCGCTAAAAAATTGCATGGTACGTTTTCCAAACATTAGAAGCGACCGTCTTGTTGAACACGGTACCTGATCTGACCTAACCGCCAAAATGACCCGATATCATTGCTTTCTATCTTAACAGAAACCAACCGCCCTCGGAACCTCGGTGTCAGAAATGTCGTTGCCTGCGTCATAGTGAACGGCCCATATGCCTTAGGCGTCTGCCCGGCATAATCCGTTACATAGAAGGTCAAAAGCACGTTTGCGCTTTGGGTCTGGTTGTAATAGCCCCACTTCATATCTGGCCACACCTGATCAACAAACATTTTAACGTCTGCCTCGCTCAGGACAAAATAGCCCGTCTGAAAATAAGAATCCATGGGTTGCCCAGCGGCATCAGTTGATGTCTCGTGCTGATAGATAATGGTATCAGTGCCAGCCCCGATCGGAGGGCCTAGGACGGATTCATTGATCCATGCAGTTCGTGCCAGTTGGCCAAAGTCCCATACATCCAGCAGGATATTGTATTTCGCATAGGAAGTAATTTCTCCATTACCGCCTTTGGTTGGGTAGTACCAAGTTACTTCACCAAACCGAGAGTTTGCCGCAAAACGGATTTTTTCTTTGTTATCTGTGTCCAAATCTTGGAAAATAACGTCCCAAATTGGACAGCGGATTGGTTCAACTCCGTTCCCGCCAAGGCGATAGAACTGTGATTGCCCCATCCAATAGATGATGCCATTAATTGACCCTGCTGCCTTGCGCGAGATCAAGCCGCACCCATTGCCCAGCTCGTTGAACTGATAGACATAAGGTGGGCCAACATACTGCATCGCCCATAGGCCAAGATCCGTCCAGATCAGGCCCTGCTGGGGGCCTTGGATGCCCTGAACAATCCTAGATCCTTTTGGAATACGAAAAGACCCTGCTTGATTTGTAATCAGTGCTGTCCACTGATTGTAGTCTTCGACATCACACCAGCGGATAAGCAGTGGGTCTTGGATACCGGTATAGGTACTCCCGTAAGCGATAATCTGCCGCTGTGGCATAGCGACAAAACATCCAGCATTGACGGATGGTGCTTGAGGGATAACATCCGCAATCAAACTGCCGGATGCTGGGTCCCATTGATAAATAGGGCCATTTAGTGGGTTGGCAATTAAGATCTGCCCCCAGTTGTCCAAACACCAATCTACGGCATTTATAGGGGTGCCTGTAATGCTGCTATTAATGGCACCGGTACCTGTCCCATACCCACCCCGACCATAGCCGCCAACTCCATACCCACCCGCTCCATAAGTGGAACCAATTCCCCGGTAGAGAATATAATGGAGCAGGCCGCTATTTTCCAAACCGGTCGTTGACGAGGTTGCAAGCTGTTGTGCCTGTATTGTAAATGTGCTGGTGCTCGGCACGGTTAAAACTGAATAATTCCCGTAGATTGTTAGGCCGCCAACAGTGGTAGCAACAAGAGCGGGAAATGTATCGCCCGGCAGGTAACCGTGGTCTGCAAGCGTGACTGTTACTGAGCTGCTTGCAATGGTTGTTGCATAACTGGGGACCGCGCCACCAGTTACCGTTGATGTGGCATTGGCAGGGTTTCCTAACAAATCATATGCATAAATGTAAAAATCATTCGTCGTGTTTGCATAACATTGGTACAGACCAAACAGTACAATGCCGCCAACACTTACCTGCGTTTGGATGTCAATTGAATCAACATTTTGGGCATTGCTACCAGCGATCGTCACAAGAACCTTGTTTAACCCGCTTGTCGTGCCAAAACTAACCGCCACATTGCCCGTAAGGATCTGTGGGGTAATGTCGGTAAGGCCGTTATTGCTTGCCACCAGCAAGGCCCCACCGCCACCGTAGACCAACCCACCTGATACAAAAGCAGTTGTTGTGGTGCTTGCGAATGATACAGAGGTGTTAGTTGTCGCCGTGACAGCATAGGTGCCATTATAAGCCGTAGGGTTCATCCCTGTTACGGTAATGTGGAACCCGACAACAAATGAAGATGGGCCTGTGTAGGTCAGCGTAACTGTCGTTCCTGTCCCGCTTGCGCCCGTGACCCGAATGGGGGCCTTCCCCTCCGCTCCAATAGCAAGGTACGAGTTAGCGTTCGTGTCTTCCCATGCCCAAAGGGCGCGTACAATAGAACCAATTGATGTCGAGATGTATTGGGTCCAGCCGCCCAGTTTTTGCACAAGGCCGCCCAATGTACGATCGGGCACAAACCTAACCAATTGACTAGTCGATATTGCGGCCTGATTAAGGGTCGGTGTTTTGTTCTGGTCGACACCGGGAAGGATTGTAAACGCGGCATGAGGCATGGGTTATCCCCGTGTCGGTGTTGCGACCTGAGACGGCGAGTATGCCGTCCACCCCGCCGCTTGAAACTTCTTGCGAGCATCTTCGACAATTGCGCCTTTCAAGAGCGCATTGTACTGACTCTCATATGTAACTGCCATCTGCGGGTCATCATTGGCGCGGCCAAAGTTGCGCTGGTACGCACTGATATAGATCATGCTTGCCATGATAAACAGATCTGGCAAATAGGTGCCCACAAATGTGGTAAGGTTGGTCGCAGACATGCTTGGAGGTCGAACCGTGCCAGTGACCCGCACGGTATATGCCGCGCCGGGTGCTGGGCCCAATTCAATATTGTTGGTGGTCTGACCATAGGTCGCCAGATCCCCGCCGTACATTGCAAACACGGTTGGGACACCGGTAACAGCAGAGTCATCAAACACGTTGCGGATATATTCTTTCGTCACCGGCAAAAGCGGCTTGTAGGTTGTCCCTGTGGTATTGACCGACACGGTTTGAACCGTGATGAAATCGCCTGTTGGCACGGACAAAATGTTGTTGCCGATCGTTGCGGTATATGTGCGCGGAACCTGCGTTGAGAGCAAGTCAATATCACGATAGATGCGGTTTTCCGCATAAGTGATCATCTGCGGCAAAATCTCAAGGAATACCGCATTGGTCGGCTCTACAACCGCCATGTCAGAGATTTGCGTGATGTAACTGGTAGTTCCATACACGGAACCATCGTAACTCAAACCCGTGGTCATAAGAACCCTCGTAAGGTCACAAGATCACGCGCCAGCCTCACGCAATCTTGTATCTATCATATGCAGCCGCCAGTTTAACATCATATTGGTTCGTTGCATAGGCTGGGCCGTTGTATCCCTTTGCAAATCCAGCCCAGTCCTTGTTCTTCAACTCGTCCAATAACCCAGCATGATTGATGAACGCGACCATCTGCTTCAGTTGATTGACTTCCGAGGCCATGGCATCTTCGACCATATCCTTTGCGCTGTCGAACCCAACCATTTTGTGGTTATTGCCCATGATTTGACCAAGGCCCCACGAAGCAGAGCGTAGCGCACAATCAAGATCAATTTCGCATGCCGCCTCAATCTCTGCATAAACGGCGTCAGAACCGTTAGGATAAGGTCTTGTGCCCCATTTCGGATACGCAAGGCCGCCTGCAACTGCCAGAGATTGCTTATCAGGCTGATCAGCGAGAAAACGGTAGAAATAATGGCGTTCAAACAACGCTTTAGGACGTCCATAAGCATCAAACCCTCTTCCACCCGTTTCCACTGTCAATACGGCCCGCAAAACTGCCGGCTCAATACCCATTTCGCTTGCAACAGCAGGGATCTCTTCTGCCTGCATATGCACGGCTGCGCCAACAAAATTCATCACTTCTTTTCCCCGACTGATGGGTTGCTACTTCCGAACCAAAACGACAGCACCAACATCAATGCGCCGTCCAGTGTCCCTAATACACGAGCAATCAGCTCCCGCATACTAGCCTCAATGACATGGGTGAACAAAAAGTACTGTATGACCGCCCAACAGCAGACAATCACATAGGACATAATTGAGGGTGTGAATGAGTGTGTGCCTACCGCCATGTCACGGGCAGATGCTCGATCGTTCGCAGCAATCCTTACCAGATCAATGTCCAGCGACTTCATCTGGACCTTAAAATCGGCATCTACTTTGCGAATTGCGGCGATCTGGTCAGGGGTAGCAGTTGCCAGCGCATCTCTAATGTCGTCCTCTGACCCACTATCATGGCCCAATAGAGCCGTAGACAGTGCCTTGACTGCCATACCGGCCACTGGACCGCCAAGGGCCGTAGCAATGGTTGGAGCAACAGTTTCTATGAGCTTTCCAAAAACACCAAGATCCATTTATTTGTCCTCAATGGTAAAGTTTAAGTTTGGGTGGTCTGGGTAGGCAATTACAACAGTGCCTTCAGGGCACTTGTATACGATACGGGCAAACAATTTTGCTGGCCCAACGGCAACACTATCGGGGTTTTCAAGGGTTATTGTATACCCGAATTTATCCACGTTTGAAGTGACTGGCCCAGAAAATTTAGCAATTGATGGTTTGGCGTTATGAACAATGTAATCGGAATCACGAACCTCAAGGCTAAACTCGTCAACGGTACAATCGTCGCGGATCTTTTGCCGAGCAACCACTACTTTGAACGCCCCATAGGCATGACTGTTAGAGACGCTAAAATGGTCGGCATCCCACTTTAAAATATCTTTGGGCGGAAACTTAATTTTT